TGGCAGAGTACGTCTCGCAGTTGGAGGAGCCGGTGGTGCGGTCATTGCCGTAAATCTCCACGAAGCCGCCCAAGTCCATAGGCTCCCAGACATTGTTCTTGGTCTGCCCCTCAACCTTGATGCGGAGACGGGTGTTGTCGCCGTCCTTTTCCTCAGTGGCGTGGAACACGATGACGATGTTCTTCTGCAGCTCATAGAAGCAGTAGTCCATCAGCCGGACGAATTCCTTGCCGACAAAGCCGTAGCCTTTGAGGGAGAGGCTGCCGTCGCGCTGGCCATACTTCGGGTCTTTCTTGATGGCCCACAGGGACATGAGAGAAATGAGCTTGCCGCCGGTGTCGAAGACGAGGGTATCAAAGTCCTGAAGATTGATGGGGGTGAGATCGCTGAGGATCTCGTCGTAGCTCTGGGGCTGGATGTATGGCTTGCGGTAGCGCGGCTCGATGCGGTCGATGCCAAAATCGACGTCAATGTGCAGGGGATTGGGGGCGGACAGCGCCAGAGTGGATTTTCCGATGCCGGGATAACCGGCGATCAGCATGCGGATTTTCTTTGCGCCCTCCTGGATGTCGTTCGGGTTTCTAATCATGGTGATAGCTCCTTTCAGTTGGTAGCGGCTTCGCGCCGCAGAGTGATGATTTCGTGGCACCGGAAACCGAAATTGCTTTCCCGGTACATTCCGGTCAGCTTGAACTTCTCCTCGTCATAGATGCTGGAGCAATTCACTAAGCCCTCGGTCTTATCGGGGTGATAGGCGCGGAACGCGGCACAGGCCGCGTGAGCGTCCGGGGCTTCGACCTCAGTCCAGCCGCCGAAAAACGGCTGACCGTCCGTGCCGTAGGTAAAATAGAACTTTGCCATTATCGCGCCTCGCTTTCCCACTTGATGCCGCCGCCGCTCAGACTGACGGCCATTGCGCCGAGGAATTTGACGTCGTCCTCGTCCAGCCCGATAAAGTCTCTCTCGCCAGGCGTGGTGAAGCCTTCTTTGAGAATCACGATGTTTCCGACAATGGGATTTCCGTGGCGCACGGTATCGTAGAGAATGCAGCCGAACAAATTGAGCGGCAGACCGTGCAGCAGTCCTTCCTCGTTGACGACCATGCAGAACGGATCGGGTAGGCCCTTCGGGTGTACGACCTCGATCCATCCGCCGACAGCCTTTCCGATGGTCTCATAGGCAGGCTCGCCGAACTCCCTGACCTGCATCTTGTTTTCGGTAGTGATAACCAGTCCTTTCATCAATGCTCCTTTCCGGGGAAGCACTCCGGCTCCTCCCATGCGTCGGACTGCTTGATGCAGATATCGCAGCCGACGATATTCAAATCTTTGTCTCTGAAAATTTCCTCGCACTCTTCACCACAGACGGGGCAAATCGGGAAGGTCGGCTCCTTGCCGTCCGGGTAGCCGGTGCGCTCCATGTTTTGGATAACGGGGTGGTCTGGCAGATCGTAGTTCATTCGGTTTCACCTGCCTCTGCGATGTAGCGGCGGACGGTGGCGGTCAGCCAGTCCTGTGTGGTGGCGTAGCCCTCAGCCTCTATCAGCCGTTGCAACGCCTCGTAGTCGGCGGTTTCGAGCCTTGCCGAGATACGACAGGTTAGCCGGTGCGCGTCCTTTTTGACCGCTTTGCGGCCCTCTGCCAGCTCCGGCGCGAAGTGCGCGTAGAGCGCCGCCATCGCGTCTGGCCGCAGGCTCACGCCGTAGGCGTCTCCGTTCTCGCACTTGCTTTGAACGGTCTTGTCGTACTTGGGGTAGATGGCTTGTACCACCGCGACCATATCCTTGGCCGGTATCTGCTTGGAAAGCCGGAGCTCTCTCAACTCTTCTGCCACGGTAGCACCTCCTCACCTCTTGACTTCGCACAGATCGGTTGGTAAACTGACTGTGGGTAAGCATTTGCCCGAGGTCGTTCCCGATGCAGCGGGGCGACCTCTTTTTTTGTTTCGCGGCAATCACAGGCTTCGCCCGGGTCATTATTGCTCCCGCAAAGCGGGCAAGTCCGGTAATATGCCATTCTTTCAACTCCCTTCATTTTGTGGATCTGCCTGCGCGTCTGGCTGCGGTTTTTGCGTCCAGCGCTTCGCGCCCACCTGGCTGCCGAAGTATTCCGTGGATCAGATCCAGCGTCGCTGCGGCGAGGTTGTCCCGTACAAAATCAGGAATCTCCGCCGTGTTGATATGTACTTCGTTCACCAGCTCGCTTTCCTCGGTTGGCGTAAACCTTGCGACCTGCATCGGAACCTCCTCTCTCCCATTAGTTCAAAGCTATTGAACTTCGATGGTAAAAAAATAAGCAGGAATGTCGGAATCGCCAATCTCCAGCAGAGAACAGGCCTTGGAAATCTCCGGCTGCTTAAACGGTACTTTGCTGTTGAGCTTCAGAGAAAGACTGCGCTCAGACATTCCCATCGCGCCGGAAAAGCGAGCCTGCGTTCCAAACTTTTCGGTGATGCGACCCAAGAGCTTGCTGTAATCGTACGCCATTTTTATCCTCCTTTCAGCTTGTTCAAAAGTTCAATTTCCTTGAACCTGTCGTTAGAATACCATACGCCTTGATGATTTGCAACACATTTTTTCAAAAAAGTTGAACTTTTTTTCTTTTCGCTATTGAACTTTTGTTCAAAGCCCTTTATAATGATGTCATCTGCAAGGGGAGGATAGACCGATGAAAGAGTACAGCACTTCTCAGCGTTTGAAGCAAATCATGGACATCAAGAAGATGCGCCAGGTCGATATTCTTCACGCTGCAGAGCCTTATTGCAAACGGTTTGACGTAAAGCTCAACAAGAACGATTTGAGCCAGTATGTTTCAGGGAAGACCCTTCCCGGGCAGGACAAGCTTACAATCCTCGGCCTCGCACTCGGCGTTTCCGAAGCCTGGCTTATGGGGTATGATGTCAGCATGGAAAGAAGCGTAACGCCCACCGCTGAAACGAGCGATGGGCGCACAAAAGAGTATATTGAGCTATTCGAGCTGCTGACTCCGGAAAAGCAAGATATCATCATCAACGTGATAAAAGGGCTTTTAGCTGGCTGATTATCATATCCTGCTGGCTTTCGGAAAGCTTTGAAAACAGCTCGGCCGCGAGCAGCGTTTTCAATATACTCCTCGCTGCTGCTTCCGATTGATGATCGTGTCCCATGCCCGGACTCCTTTCTTTGCAAAATTGCCATCTACGGCATCGTTATTCTATCAAAATTTATGCAGTTTCGCTTTGAAAAGATATATTATCACTTTCGACTGACTTCGCATCGTGATATGGTGTAGGAGCGGGAGTTTGAGAAAAGGAGGCACACGCATGAATATCCCCGAAGTAACACTGCGATGTTCAAACGGTTTTGCTCTGCATACCAGAGGACCAAATCTTGTTGTTGAGGCTAAAAGAACGGAAGAGTTTTTCCCTATTGCGAAAATTCAGTCTTTCGCTTTGAAAGAGCCTCGCGGCCTCGGCATGGGGAAAATTACTTTTCATACTGCTCAAGCTGCAAGTGCAGGTGTAGGGCTTGGTCTTGGGGTTAGCGCAGCGATCGGCGCGGAGAAAGTTTTCTTTTTCTCAAAAGCAGATTTGGCTATAGCTATCCAGATTCGGGACTATATTTCAAGCTACGATGTTGAGAAGGCTGCGCCCGAAGGAAAAGTCGTTTCTGTCGTCGAGGAAATCCGCGGATTGAAAGAACTGCTTGACGATGGCATTTTGACTTCAGAAGAGTTCGACGCAAAGAAGCGCCAACTCCTCGGCCTCTGATACCCTATGGATAGGGTATCTATACCGTATCCATACCGTACCGATACCTCGCGTGCGCGCGTGCGTGTGCGCGCGATCGTGCGCGCACTGTCTCTGTACCTGTATCTGTATCTGAGACTGTATCTGTAATCTGTTTCTGATCCTGAATATCTACTACTGCAAATCTATCGTTAGAAGGGGGTGGCGCTGTTGCCGAGAAAACCTGCAAAGCACCCGGCGAAGCCGAAGCGGGGCAAGAAGCTGGAAATCGAAGAGCCGGGCGTTCTCTATGGCCGGTACAGCAGCCACAACCAGAAGGACATTTCCGTAGAGCAGCAGTTCGAAAAGGGCTACGAGCTGGCGGCGGAGTATGGCATCAGGATCATTGACACCTATGCCGACCGTGCCGTTTCCGGTCGCACAGACAAGCGGGTGGATTTTCAGCGTATGATGGCCGATGCCGCAAAAGGGAAGTTCCGCTATGTGCTTGCGTGGAAGTCCAACCGTATAGGCCGCAATATGCTGGAGGCTCTTGTCAACGAAGCACGGTTTCAGGAGTTGGGTGTCCGTGTCCTCTATGTGGAGGAGGATTTCGACGATACCGCAGCTGGGCGCTTCGCCGCCCGCTCGATGATGAATGTCAACCAGTTCTACTCCGAGAATATGGCCGAGGACATCAAGCGCGGTCTGTACGACAACGCCGCAAATTGCATGGTGACGAACGGCCATCTGCCCTACGGCTATAAAGCAGACGAAACGCTGCACTATGCCATCGACGAGCCAAGGGCGGCAGTTATCCGGGAGATCTTCACGCGAGTTTCCTGCGGCGAGGCGTTCGTGGATATTATGAGCAGCCTAAATGCCAGAGGCATTACAACCTCGTACGGTCGCCCGTGGGGGCGGTCGAGCTTTCAGAAGATCCTTTCCAACGAACGGTATCGCGGCATCTATATCTACGGCGATGTCCGCAAAGAGGGCGGCATCCCGAGGATTATCAGCGACGAGCTTTACTTCAAGGTCCAGGAGGTGATCACCACGAAGAAGAATCCGCAAGGGCGTCACCGCGTCAATGGTGACTATCTGCTTACCGGCAAGCTGTTCTGCGGGCATTGTAAAAGCCCCATGACTGGCGTCTCCGGCACCGGACGCTCCGGCAACCTGCATTACTACTACGTCTGCCAGAAGCGTCGAACGGAAAAGACCTGCGATAAAAAGAATGTGCGCCGAGATGAAATTGAGCTGCAGGTCGCCCAGGCCATCAAGGACTATGCTCTGAAGGACGATGTTATCGAGTGGATCGCCGACAGCACGGTTGCCTACAATGAGCGCAAGGAAGCCGAGAGCAAGGTCGGCATTTTGGAAGACCAACTCGCCGGCACGGAGCATGGCATAAAAAACATCATGTCCGCCATCGAGCAGGGCATCATCACCGAAACCACGAAAAGCAGGCTGGTCGAGCTGGAGTCTGAGCGCGCTGCCATCAAAGCTAATATCGCAGCGGCTCGGGCAGACATCGTGACTGTCAGCCGCGATGACATTATATCCGGCTTGGAGATGTTCCGAGATGGCGATGTTCACGATAAGAAGTACCAAGCGCGCCTATTTGACACATTCCTGGTCGCGGTGTATGCTTATGACGATGATCTGCGGCTGGTGTTCAGCTTCTCCGGCAATAAAAATACAATCCAGATCCCAATAGAATCCGCAGTTAACGCAGTAGAGAATAACGAGGCTGAGTGTTCGTTTAAGCTCTGCTCTGCTCCACCAAAGCAGAGCCAGACGAACCAAGCCGGTTCGCCTGGCTTTTGCTCTGCCCCAACGGTCTATATGACCGGCGGGATATTTGTCCTGGTGTTTCCACTTGCCTATGCCAAGAAATAAAGAAAGAGGCTACTACACAGGGAATTTCCTGTGTGGTAGCCTCTTTGTGTTCTCTCATAGCCATAACGGATTTCGTTATAATCTACCAAAATCCAGCGAGATTCTAAAATCGTTGTTAGAATCTACCGTAAAGGAGCATGGCTATGATTAGGATTTTACTGTCCACCCGGCTTGGCGAGCGGAGGTGGTCACAAGCTGACCTTGCAAGGGCAACAGGCATTCGACCTTCGACGATCAATGACCTGTACCATGAGATCGCAGAAAGGGTAAACCTGGAGCATCTGGATCTTATTTGTGAGGCGCTGGGGTGTGAGCTGTCAGACCTGATGATCCGAGAGGAAAACAAGGAGACCAGAGTCAAGACGCGCACCGGCGCGGATATACATAGCAAGCGTTAAGCCTGCTCCGAGGCCTCGGGCGTTCATTCGCCCGGGGCCTTTTCTTATATCTCCTCGCCGTCCTGTGTGACAAAACGGATTTCGACTGTGCAGCCGAGCGCAGCCGCCAACTCCGTGATGTCTTTTTCCGTAAAGTTCCCGCGCGTCATTTTGTTGGACAGGTTTTGCCGCGTCTGTCCTGACGCCTCAGCCAGATCGCCCATCGTTATTTTCTGCCTTTTCATGATCAGGCGAATCTTTTCGGCAACAGAGAGTCCCATACTCTCACCTCCTCACTCGTACTATACACTAAAATGTGTCGCTTGTCAAAAACTTTTTTACGATTTCCACGAAAAAATGTAAAATAACCGTTGACAAGTGACACGAATTAGTGTAATATAGTTCTTGTAAGGGAGAGGGACAAACCTCTCTGGAAAGGAGGACAGGCCGATGGACAAAGCAAAAAAAGAAGCCCTGCAAGAGCTTCTGAGGTTGCTGGCTGATAATCCAGATTTAGCCGACCGGATTACAATCACCATCAAACCTAACAGCAAGCCCCAGCAGGGCGAACGCCAAGAGACCTAACCCCGGCGCGAGGGGGAGCGGGAAAGCTCCCCTCCCCCTCAGTATAAAGCACCGAGTGTGAAAATACAAGGAGGAACGCAAGATGAAGATCAATATCACCGATGAAATCAGGCAGGAGATTTTGGATATGCTCAACAGAGATACTGCAAAGGAATACTTTGAAAAACTCCGCGACACGGAGAAGAACCCCACTCGCGGGCAGGTTTACGCATACCGGAGCTGGGAGCAGAGCACGGAAGACCGAGCCGATATGTTTGAGGTCAGAGCGCTTCCATGGGGCAGTCAGATTAAGGACGGCGTGATGAAAGAATTCGTTGCTGCATTAACCGCAGCTGATGTTGACGAGATTATCGTCACAGATCAGTCCACCGCGCTCATGGAAAGTGTCCACGCCTTGGTAGCCGAGGGCGCGTATCTGGAGGGCGTCGGAACTGTTACCCGCGATCCGCTGCACGATCCATCAGGCCGCCGCGAGGTCAAAGGGCTGGTATTCAGATTTTGAGAAAGGAGCGCCGACAATGAAAAAGCTGATTTGTTCTACTTTCCGCGAAGGTTACGGCATCGACCAGATCCGCAGAACGATGACGGCCGGCGAGCTGATTAACTTCCTCGCCCAGTACGATGAAGATACGCCGGTCTATCTGAGTTTTGACAACGGCTACACCTACGGCGGCATTACCGAGGGCCGCTTTGAAGAAGACTATGGGGAGGAGGACTAACCATGAACAAGATCCGCCGCAAAAATTTGCAAAGCATCATCGACCAGCTGGAGGAGCTGAAGGGCAGTCTCGAAGATCTCCAGGCCGAGGAGGAAGAGTACCGCGACAATATCCCTGAGAATATGCAGGAGAGCGAACGCTATGAAAAGGCAGACGAGGCCTGCGACAACCTCTCCGAAGCCGTAGATAACCTGGAGGAAGTCATCAGCAGCATCGAAGCTGCCATTGAGTGAAAGGAACGAGTATGGACGATAAAATCATCATCGACCGCATGGATGCGGAAGAATTTCTCTCGATGCTCATGGACGCCGCAATGCAGGGCGACAATGTGACCCAGTATTACAGCACCACGCAGATCATCGAGAACATCGCAAACGAGTTTAAGGATCTCTGCAAGCTGTGAAGCAGAAGCTGACCTATCGGCACGACGGGGAGAAAGGAGCAGCTATGACCTATCTCGAAATCCTCGGCTGGGCCCGCAAGGGCGTCATCGCCGAAAAGGAAAACTATCGCCAGATGCAGGAGAAGGCTTTGGAGGGGCAGGCGCACGACATAGCCGGTCATTGTCAGAAGATGATCGACGAGTTAGATGTCCGGCTCGCTACCCTCGACGAGATCGAGGAACTGCACAACAGAAAGTGAGGTACACCATGGAGAACAGGTTTTGGACGGTCACCTATCGCAATCGTGACAACGGCCAGCGGATCACCGCCGCCGTATTCGCAGCAGATCAGCAGCAGGCGCAGGAAAAGGCCCGAGCCGAAGGCCGGGTCGAC